TATGTATATCTTTGAATCACGCATCATTTGAAAACGTACTTGAAGCATTTGAAAATACGGGTTCATGTCAGGAGACAATCGCTGTATCGTCACACGAAATCGTACAACAAACGATGGTTCATTGAGAACATCACTATGATTAATATCAAAGTATGTATTTCCGCCATCGACAGAATACTCAATAAGAAGAGCATTTTTACTCAAAAGCCGAATACCATCTTGTCCGGCCACTCGAAATGAATCAAACCCATAACTCTTAGTTATTTGAAAAAGGGGAAATGTAATTGTACCGATATCTTGACCGGGAGCTAATTCGGCCTGAATTGGCTGTTTGTCTTTTACAACAATGTTGTCTAAAATAACATTGTTGGCATTTGGAACGAGATTAAGAGTTTCATACCCAAACCTCTCATACCCCCCTACAATTCCCGTTCCAAAACAAACAGGGCACCGAGCAAATGACTGCCCGGTTTCAGATTTTACACTGGTACATGGCGGACCAGAATTATCCTGACGCCACAACATGCATGATAGTCCACCAGTGACTAAAACTTCGTTTGATCGCTGAATTAAACGATCCCACAGATTTTTTTGACCGAGACCCCATTCGCCAATAACAGAATTTTGATCGATCCAAACATCATTTGATCGAGCTTGATTTATTTGGCGAATTGTCTGGGTTGTTAGCTGATCAGATAGTTTTGTGGCCACATATTAATAACTATTTTTCAAATAAAAACTATAACGGCGGAGCGACCCTACTTTTATACAATTTTCCATTAAATGAAAATTGTGCATTAACAATAATAGGAACATATCGCGTATAACGACCATCAATGCGATATTCAACAACCCCAAAAGCATGCGTCCAGTTGTTCGGTTTATTGCGCATAAACGGTGCATTTAATGTTCGCAAACACCCAATACTGATTGCCTCGTGAAGCCCCTTCACCGATACGCCGGAATACGACTGAACATCATGAACATGACCGTACATTAGATTACAACCAAACACCCTTAAATGTTTTTCAGCATGGGATTGATTTGTGTAATATCCATGAATAAAATACAAATCGCCCAATTGCAAAATTTCATTAAATGGGACGACATGAAATCCTCTTTTCTCCAATTGCAATAATGACTCAACATTAAGAAATATACCTAGAGAATCCAGACCATCGAACATTTCAGGAATTTTGTCAACAAGATAATAATTAAGCCAATTTTCATGATTTCCAATAAGAAAATATTTTGATATACACTGAGGTCCGAGACTATCATTAATTTGATCGAGAATTTCTCGTGCTTTGGCAATTTCTGGCACAAGACGACGGGGGGAAGGATTCAACGGTGTCCATTGAGACACCGAAGACATTTCAACAAAATCCCCAAGATTGATGTACGCATGGGGTTTATAATCCCGACAAAATTGTAAAAAAACATCCAAAGCAGACGGATCGTGTTCGGGAACATGAGTATCCGGTTGCACAATTACGCGAAATACATCATTCTTCGATAATTTTGCTTTTGCGAATAAGTTATGAAGCGACTCATTACCGTTAATGATGTCATCTTTGTAAATTTTAAAATTTTCTAGTTTATTCTGCACGTATGGATTGGGAATTTTTATTTTGGGGTTTGTTATAATTGTTTTTTCCTCGGAAACAGGATAAAAAAATTCCTTTTGTTGATTGTTTTTTAAAGCAGATTTTTTAATTGTTTTCGCGTTCTTCTTTACTGCTGCTTGTATTTTTTCGTTCTTTCTTTTTTTAGAAAACAATATTTTTTCTAAAATATTCGAAGATCGCATCTCCGAAAAAACATCGCGAGACGCAATAATCTTCACACGCGCCCAAAATGTTTTTGGGGACTTACGAAAACGCCATGCCAAATCAAAAATTTGTGTCAAAATATCCCTAGACTTTGGGGACACATAAACATCATGAATTTGATGGCGTAATTGAGCGAAAAAACCTTCGCGATATTTCATAAAACCGCCATGTTTTCGAACAAACCATTCTGACAACAACGAATCATATTTTGCAGAATATGACCAAAAATGTTTGGCCGTCACATCAATAGGAAAAACATTATGTTCAACATATATCCGACAAAAAACCTTATTAAACCGCTCCTGAATGTCGAATTTTGATCGATGTTTCCCAGTATCTTTCATAATGTCACACCTTTTTTGATCCAGTGCTAATTTGCAAAGACTTCTTCCTCAATAACTCTTTCCCGAGTTGATTTAACAGACGTGTTTGATATCTATCATCTATTATGATTCCACACAATTTCGCATCAACAACGATCGCCAAATTCGCTGCTGCATGAACTTCATGCGGCAAACCACTTTCTTCATCCACATCTTCACCATCAGAAGCTAGCAAAATATGACGCATGGCAGCTTCCAAGTACACCCGATAATTTACACGATTATCGCGCCAATTGTATGGGCCGTATTTTTCGGCACCCAACCGAAAAACATAAGACAAAAGATACAAAAAATCCGGCGGAATAAGCGTTAATGGAGCTTTATTTCTACCAGCGCGATCTTTAGGATTACTCGATTGTACATTAACACGTTGTCGAGAGGATTTTCGCAACGATTTGCGTCGTACGCGGGATGAACGGGATGACGACATGAGCGATATTTATACCACGACTCGGGAATAAATCAACGACATAATTCTCACCATTTTCCACAAAACACCGCTCCGGAGGAGCAATGGTATCATGCGGCGATGATATCGTAACAATGCGGCTTGAAAATCGAAACATCGACTTTCGAATTTCATCATAATGCGCATAAGCATCTGACACTTCGATAAACTTATAGATAATTCGCTCATAATCATTTTTAGGACTATCAACAACTGGAGTCCCAATTGTGATAACACGAGTAATAGTAGCACTGTTACGCAACATATACAACAGTGCATACACGCCCCCAAGACTATGGCCAATTAATACGACCGGTCTTTTTCGATCAATGCACCGATCAATATTGCTTTGAACAACAGAAAATGGCCAAACGTTAAAACCGAAAATATCGTACCACGGAGACGGATGAACAATAGCAAAATCAAGAATACGATAAATACGATGATAGTAATGAGCAAGCGGCAAGTAACACCACTTGCTTGTTGAAAATCCACCAATAAATAACGGTTGCGGTTTCACAAACTTTCAAAAAAACTATATACATCTGAAATAGAAGACATTTTTTTAACATGTTCAACAGAACAATAATGTACAAGAAAAAATCTCTTACCAGCAACACCCTCATCAATACCATATTTTGACAACACAGATCCAGGGGGAATAACACGCCATACACCGTCATCGGTGTAGTGCATGACAACCCATCGACTATCAGCTTTTCGACATCGTTTACACACTGAAATAGGAAAATACAATGGTTTATTGTAGTAAATACGCACCATAGTATCCTACATAATTATATCCAACCCCGGAATCGCGCCAGTGTGCTTGCCGGTACTTTTGCCAACCCGAGAGCAAACGCTTGACCAATCACTGTACGAGCGTATACCGTCGGTGTAAAAAAATTCTTCTTAGCAAGAAATTTCTTTTGTGTATATTGTTGCATCAGAATATTAAACCATGATTGAAGTTTGGTACTATGATCAATCGTCAAACTGATACCGTTGTCATTGTAGACAAAATCCTGATCGACTGCAAGCAACCCCTGTGCAATACAGGATTGTATCACAGCACCTAAAACAATAATCTCCTTATAGACATTTAAAAACCCGTCAAGATGTTCTAACATAATTTGCGTTGTCGGCGGGGTCATATTAAAATCACGCAAACTGTTGTCTATATATTCGGCAATATCGATCGGATTGAACGCAATAGTTTTATTGCTTGCTTTTCGCGCTTTATCGATATACAAACGAATTTCGGGAATCAAACGGAACATAGCAGGCGTGACCCAACGAATATTCTTAATAACAGTTTGTGGTTCTTCACCGGCAAATCGATATTGCCAAATAGCAAGAAAGTCACCACTTCGATTACTCTGAAAATCAAAATAAAAAATACCGCCTTCAGGATTAATCAATTCAGGACTACTCAAATTGTACGTCACTATTGGTGTATCAGAAAAATCTAATAAACGAACTTCTAGCTCATCAGGATTTGCCAAAATATTCTCTTGATCACGAACTTGCAAAGAAATACGCTCTGATGTTCCCGTCAATGCGAGACGCATAATAGGTTCAACATCAGAAACAAACGCCTGATCAAACGGTTCAATAGAGAACCGACCGGATAACAATGTTGTATCAACCCCAGCTTTTGTTGATGTGATTGCGTACCAATAATGCCCGCTAGGGATAAGCGCGATATCTGTCGCATCAATAGTCACTTCCACTTTTCCTTCAGAAGGTGGAGCCAAAATAATCAAAGATTTTGTGATGTATGTCGACGGTACTGTCGGGCGACGACGTACATCAATACGAACTGTTGAAGACGTCAAATCCACACCCGAGGAAAAGACAAACGTCTTCGACGAACCCTTGGTAACTCGAATATCCGGTTCGTTTGGGTTCAGCTCTAAACTTTGGACAGGTAATTCAATAATAGGCATATACTATTCTATAAAACTATTTTTGATCAAAATTATCTACTGACTTTTTTAAATTTTCCGGCGATTCAACGGCAGGGAATGTTTTAGTCACAACATGATAAATAGGATTTCCCTCATTATCATATTCATTTTTAATACGAAATACAGATTGAATAAAAACATGAATACGCAATAATGATCCATCCGATAAATGGAAATCGGCCCACGGTCGATACGTTTCCGTTACATCAACCGGTTCAGCCTCATACACTTTACCGCCGATAGACAATTTCATATTACGCACCACGTCGGCTGCCGAGCATCTTCTGCGCTAGTACTTGGACACTTTCGAATACAGCATTATCTTTTACATATACAAGATCATTATCTGTCAATATTTTTTCCTCATCATACAGCCACGTAATCGCTTGCATATTAGTCATCGACCCGCGTTTCATTTCTTCGCAAAAAGAAACAACCCGAGAAGAAATTGACGTACCAATAACATCAACTCCAGGAGGAGTCGTCGGCGCTGGACGAACCGCTTCTTCAAACGAACGTTCATACTCTATAAATTGTTGAATACGCTTATCCTCACTCGCGGGCTTCAATTGTGTTGTCTCCTCATCAATAACCTTTGGCTCATTCTCAGGATCCCGAGATGGCATAACAGGGACGGTATCCTTTTTTGTTAGTGTACTCAAATTTTCCAGTGTCTGGCGATACTGACGCATTTCAGCTTCATATTCCGCACGAGACACAGGGACCAGCCATCCCTTCGCCACCGCGCGTCGGAAATCAGAGGACTTAATCCACGTGTCACGTGGAAACTCGTCCGTCAAAACAATAGGAAGCTTCGATCGTGGGATCGCTTTTCCACCCTTATCTCCCAATTCACCAAATCCAATAGAGACAATGCCATTTGTCACATTACGGACAATAAGCATCTCCTCTTCACCATAAAGATCCTGAAGAAACTCTCGAATCTTGTCAGCTGCGGCCTGTTCCTTCTGTGCGTTCATAATTTTTCTCCTTTTATTTGTTATTTTGGTCTTGGTGTTTACGTAGCTCATTAAAATAATGAATTCGATTATGCCCAGTTACATACATATTATACCGATTCCTGTTAAGACTGCTTAATTTCACTTTTTGTCCGCATCCGCATGCACATAACGGGGCCGCATAGGATGATAGATCATCGTACAGATATTTGCAACCCCACCGCTCCACATGAAAATAGCGATCACGTTTATTATAAAATTTTTTGCCACAATAAAAACACTTATCAATTGCTTTCTTTCTTTCTTTTCTTTTTTTCATGATCATGGATCCATTATCATGAATCGGGCCCTAAATAAGGGGGCTTGAATTGCTCCAAGCCCCCTTATTGGTCACCAGGGTTTACGCTATATTAGGAACCCTTTGTTCCAAGAGCAACACCGCGAGGGTTAATGATTGCCTGGGAAATAAGCTCATAGAACAGCCAGGCATACCGAGGCTCGCCGAACACAAACTTGTTCGCCGGCTCAGACATCAGCTCAACACGGATGGGGAAAACTCCGAGATAATCGGGATCAGTAACCGCAAACACAGAACCAGGGGGAACGATCTCCCAATTGGTGCTGAGTCGACCAAGACCACCCTGACCGATGCGGGTACCAGCCGTGGTAATAATATCTGCGTTAAGAATACGACCAACATAGCCCATCATGAGCCACTCGCGCTCCGTGACAGGGTCAACCTGCTGCGACAGAAAGATGACCATATCCGAGAGTTCGCGACGATTGATCAGGAACTTAGACACAATCAGACGATGCCGCTCAACCTGGAACCGAATGGACTCCAGGGCCTGTAGATTGAGATTGCTGAAACTCACGACATCGTTAAAGCTTGGGGCAGCAGCGTTGAGAATAGCGATAAGCCCCTGGTCTTCCTGGCGCATGATAGCTTGCTTGGCACGGTCCTGAGCACGATCAAGAACATCATACATCTTCTGGAAGACTTCACTTACACGAATTGATGGGAATGCCGTTACCTCAAACTCTGG